GGGGATGACCGTCAAAACTACGGTCTGAGGGATGTTCTATATGTTGAATGCCAACAGGTTGTTTGGCTTCAATTAAAAATGATTCAACAAAAAACTTAAATCGTTGCATAGTTTTCCACACTGCGGGATTACTATGATATTTAGTTATTTTGTTTAGTTAATAATTCATAAATAATGGTATCAATTGTCTCTTGAATGGTATAATTCGGTCTGTATCCAAGCTCTTTCAGCTTGGTATTATCCATAAAAAATGATCGGGAAGATTGAACTGTTTTGTGGAAATCTTTTTGCTCAATGGTACGAATGTCAGATCCAGAGTCCATTGCATCCCGAGCATAACGAATAATATCACGAAAAACTATTCCCTTTCCGTTTCCGATATTGTAGATGGAGTTGACTTCTCCTTTGCTGACAACCATATCGATTGCTCTAGCGCAATCCCTAACATCAATATAATCACGATAAAAATAACCAGAGTCGTAGAGATCGACGGGTCGGTTCGCAGCGAGCTCGCCCAATAGATATTGGACCGCATTTTTCTTCGCAGAAACCTTTTTATCTTTCGGACCCAATACATTTGCCAACCTCAATATACGATATTTGAGTCCGAACGTCTCGCAGTATGACATGAGCAATTGTTCGGCGCATCTCTTTGTGATAGAATAGAATCCTTTTGGATCACATGGATCAGTTTCAGGAATTCCTCTTGAATCTGCTCCGAAACCACAGTCCTGTCCATAAACAAACCAAGAACTGATAAAGTTAAACACCCCATCTTTCTTGAACGATTTTATATAGTCTCGATAGTTATCGAGAACATTCATTAAAACAACGAGGTTAGTGTGTATATCCAACTGACTATTGACATGGACATTATAATTGTCGACAGTGCTAATAAAATATACAGCGTCAGAACTGAATACTCCCACATTTTCTCTGTAGTTTTTGATGAGAACATCTTTTGAGACTTTGCAGTATTCGCTTCCAACAAATCCATTTCCTCCGAAGACATTTATGAGTGCCATTTTTGTAACACGCTTTCGTAATATTCCCAGACTGTATCGCCATAATGTGGTGGACACCCAACAAAGAACACATTACTCAATGCAAGATTAGCATTTGGATAATCTGCTGCATTTCCAAGATGCTTGTATCCAGGATGTAGTAGAATATTGCCAGCGAAATAATTACGAGTTTGAATACGATTCTTCTCAAAGAAGTCTTGCAATTTTGCCTTTAGTTCTGCCGTCTCTGTAATAAGAGGAACTCCAAACCAAGATGGATCTGCCTTTTCGAGATGATTTGCTACACGAACACCAGGAACATATTTCTCAATCATCTTTGCGATTTTATTGAAGTTCCATCGACGCTTCGTGTCAATCTCATCAATCTTTTTCAACTGCTCAATACCAATCGCACCTTGCATGTCTAGTGGTTTGAGATTGTATCCCATGTTTGTAAATAGGTATTTGTGATCGATGATTCCGTTGTATCCTTCGAGCCACTTGTCGAATCGATTACCGCACGTGCCGCAAGCCAAAAGATTAGCAGCACCCACGCAACGACAATCACGACCCCACCAACTAATCGAACGCGCTGTATTAATAAGTTCTTCGTCATTTGAGCAAACCATGCCTCCTTCGCCAGTTGAGATGTGATGTGCTGGATAAAAAGAAGTTGTCCAAGAATAATAATAGTCAGTGAGCAACTTGCCATCCCAACGAGTGCCCAATGAATCGCAGTTCTCGCCAATCAAATAAAGATCATTATCTGCACAGAACTTCGCAATCTCATCCATATCTGGTGGATTACCAAGCACTGGTGAAACGAATACAGCAACTGTTTTATCTGTCAATGCTTTCTTGACGAGATTGACATCAAAGTTCAATGTGTTCATTTCAATGTCAACGAACACTGGTTTGAGATTATTCTGAACAAGCGGAGCAATCGTGGTTGGAAAACCAACAGGTGATACGATGACTTCATCACCATCTTTCCATTTGAGATGTTTCTTGAGCGCAGCAACCATGGTAAGATTGGCTGATGAACCAGAATTTACCATATGGCAATGCTTCACATTAAACTTACGACCAAATGCCCATTGAAACTTACCAACATTCTCGCCAGAAACGAGCCACTTACCTGTGAGAAATGCAGTCACGCCAGCAATGATTTCTTTTTCATCAAAGAAAGGACCACTGTAAAACACTGTGTCTTTTTCAGGATTAAATTCCTTACAATTATATGCCCACTTCGGCGTGCCGACTTCTTCAACAAGTCGTTCAATCGTCTTTTCCACATCAGTCTTCATAGTGTTTCCTTAAATTGATTAATTCTTTTCAAAAGCGCATGTTTTACTGGTGACATTCTTTCATATGCAGGAATAACACAGTTAGATCTTCTTGCAGCTGTTACCTTTTTAAACTCTTCAGCAGTCCACCAATCACAATTTAATTCCATCAATTCAGCAATTTCATGTGTTGTAATTGGATCCCAATTGACAAGATTGTATGGACCAGTAGCATCTCGTTCAATCAAATCAACAGCATGTTCCACAGCCTCATCAATGTCTGTGATTGAATTTAATCCACCTTCAACTAGTTTACCTGATTTCGCATAATTATACAACTTTTGTAACAGATTTTTTTGATTGTGAGATCCGTCAAATGGCAATCTAACTCTAAAAACTAAACACTTATCTTTTAACAAAATGTCTGAAACACCCTTGCTAATAGAATAAGTGCTGCCAAAGAAGTTTGGATCATCATATTCATCTATGATTTCGCCCTCATAAATGCACCCACTTGAGAAGTGTGCGAATTTAATTCCTGCATCATGACAAATTTCATAAAGACGCAACGGGAATATTGCATTTGCTTCCATTGTTTCTGCTTTATTTTTTTCACAAGCATCAACATTTGGTACACCCGTAACACCAGCACAGTTCACTACCCAGTCATATGTTCTATAATTAAGAAGCAAATTTTCTACTTTATAGTGTGGACATAGAGTTACTACATGCCCATTAATTACAAGTTGGTCGAACATCTTTCGACCAACCCAACCTCTACCGACGACTAATATATTCATTTTGTTGCAGTATTTTACTCAAATACTTCCCATAGTCAGATTTAGAATATTTTTCTGCAGAAGCACGAACTTGATTTTCAGTGATCCAGGCATTCTTAAATGCAATTTCTTCAGGACACGCAATCATCATTCCAGTTCTACGCTGAACAGAACCCACAAACACAGAAGCTTCTGATAATGATTCAAAAGTTCCTGTATCAATCCATGCGATACCACGATTTAGATATTCAACTTTTACATCATAGTTTTTGAGATATAGATTATTAATATCTGTAATTTCTAACTCGCCACGAGCAGAAGGTTGTATCTGCCACGCATAGTCTATTACTTTATTGTCATAAAAGTAAAGTCCAGTGACAGCATAATTACTTGGTGCAATTTTAGGCTTCTCAACAATTTTAACTGGACGACCCTCTGAATTTTGCTCAATAACACCAAATCTCTCTGGATCAGAAACATGATATGCAAAGAGCGTACAACCACAATTATTCCAAGTTGCTGCATTGAATCGATTAATTAATTCGTTTCCATAAAAAATGTTATCACCAAGAATCAGTGTAACATCATCTTTGCCAATCCACTTTTCACCAATACGAAAACATTCAGCAATTCCTTTTGGTTCTAATTGAACTTCATAAGAAATTTCGATTCCCCATTGAGATCCATCGCCGCAAAGACGTTTAAATGCTTCGACGTCATTCGGTGAATTAATAATCAAAATATCTCGAATACCTGCCATCATCAACGTTGATAATGGATAATAAACGAGAGGTTTATCGTAAACAGGCAATAACTGTTTTGATGTGACCTCAGTGCATGGATATAATCTTGTTCCTAGTCCACCAGATAGTATAATTCCTTTTCTCATTTGTACCACTCCAATGTTTTACGGATTCCCTCAGTGATGTTAGTCTTTGCTTTCCATCCGAGTTCTCGTTCAAGTTTTGACGAATTCATTGCGTATCTAAAATCATGACCTTTACGATCGGCTACAAAATTAATCCAGTGGGGATACATGTGAACTGGTTTTCCTATAACGTCAAGGATCAAAGTAACTATATCAAGATTACTCATCTCATGACCGCCACCAATATTATAACGCTCACCCGATTTAAAGTTTTCACCAATTGTTAACAATGCATCACAATGATCTTCAACAAACAACCAGTCGCGAACATTTTGCCCAGTGCCATAAACAGGAATTGGTGTATTGTTTTTAATGTGGCGAATTACTGTTGGAATAAATTTCTCAGCATGCTGTCGCGGACCGTAGTTATTTGAGCAGTTGGTCACAACTGCATCAATTCCGTGAGTATTCACATAGGCGCGAACAAGATGATCGCTGGCTGCTTTTGTGGCAGAGTATGGATTGCGAGGATCGTATGGAGTTTTCTCAGTAAATGGCAAATCATCATAAGAAAGCGATCCATAAACTTCGTCAGTAGAGACATGAACAAGTTTTCCCTTATATTTACGAATACACTTTAGAATGTTGTGAGTGCCATCAATATTAGTGCTGAGGAAATGATCGTCGCCAGTAATAGAATTATCGACGTGAGACTCAGCAGCAAAATGAAACGTAATTTCTGGTTCATAGTCATGATATAATTGATCAAGTAAAACAAGATTTCGAATATCGCAGCGACGAATAACTACTCTATAGTCCTCGAAAAGACCATAGATATTTTTTTCGTCAGCTGAGTAAGAGTAGTTGTCTATGATGACAACTGTATCGGCGGGATGCTTCTTTAGATGAGCAAATACAAAATTAGAGCCAATAAATCCCAAACCACCAGTCACAAATGTAGTCATAGAAAAACCTCAATTTACTACATGAACAGTCCAACTCACTCCAATAATCTTCAAAAGAAATAAACATATTACTTATTATATGCTTCTGATCCTACTTCTAAATAAAATTTGGCTTCATTCGCCTCTTTTCTTAATTTAGTTCTGATTTGAAAAAATGGGTTATTTGTTTTTTTATCTAAAAAAACTAAGTTATTACCTCTTTCTTCAACTATTAGTGTAAGATTTTTACTTGCAGCATCAAAATATTCTTTTGTTATCTCTTTTACTTTACCACTTCTAATATCTATAACATCAGCATAATCTGATCCAAATATGCTTTTGCTTAAAAAATTTAATGCATTTTTTGTAAAATTTGGAGAATTGGATTTTGCGCTAATTTCATTTTTCAAATCCTTGTACATGCTTTCTATAAGTTTGAATCTTGCACTTTTCTCAGTATTTGTTTTCGCTTTTTTCGTAAGTTCAGTATATTTTTTTGCAGCGTCCCAGTCAATTTTAAATGCTTTTGCAAGATCTAGCATACCATTATATGGTGATAAGTTTGCAACTGTTGAACTTTCAGATTTTAGTGAAAATGGAATACTTTGCGTTAACAGTTTTTTCTCTGTATTCTTTTTTCTGGCATAAATCGAAAGAGTAACATCTCCCTTCACTTCACCACCACTTGATTCACCAGCCACACCATCTGCTATGATAACAAAATCTACAATTTCACCCTTATTATTATCTAAAAATGAATTAATTGCAGCGTCGATTTTTTTGATATAAGATGGAGAATTATTTATTGAATTTATTAATTGATCAATTTTTTTAGAAATATCGCCAACATCTCTACTCTTGGAGTACATAATTTTAAATTCTTTATCAAAGGCACCGCGCACAGATTCTCTTGACTTTAAGCGCATTTCAAACATAACATTAAAAATATCTGGTGGTTTATTTTTATTTTGCCTTTTTAATTTTTCAGCAACAGTATACTTAAATCTTCCACTAGAAAACATGCTAGTATCAACTTTAGTTCGGATTGTATTTAATTTATTCTTATCGATTTTTGAGTATGCAATATAAAGAGATAAAGCAATTGTAAATATGCCTTCTATAATATCGCCTTCATTAATCTTAGCCATTATTTTTATAAACCTTCTTAAGAAATCGTTTCCAAACTCTAGGATCTTGTTTCCGAAAGTGCATTCGATACATAAAGATGGCTTCACACTCTCTCCAGCCAATCTTATGTGCCTTTCGTAACTTATTTATATCTAGTTTCTCAGCCTGAGTTTCATAGGCATGAGCATCCAATTCGTCTGGATTTCCATAATACATAACCTTGAATCTGTTTTGCCTTGGCTTTGGTTTATATTGTTTTTGTAGTAAAAATGGGCGCTGTCTTTGTTGGTATTTGTGCCGATACTCATGATGTATCGCTCGAATTATTTTTATGGCTAAATTTTTAGCACCATCTTCTGTTATAATTGCTTTTTTAGAATCTTGAGGGAAGGAGAGTTCTATGTAGATGTGTTCAGGAATCACATCAGATATTCGATGGCAATAATGACCGCTTATGATAACATTATGATCTGAGTAGTATTCTTGATCATATCTTTCAGAGCCAAATCGTACGATATATGGTTTGAATGCTTTATTCAGGCTACGAATAATAGAAGGAATGTGTTTTTCTCCTACCCAATTTTGAGCAAGAGCATAAACTTTCTTTTCTATTTTTTCAAGTTTCATCAGACCTTTAGATTCTTAAACTTGTCAGTCGATTTTTTCCCACGATCAAATACTGGTTTTGATTCTGCTTCTTGCATTATTGCATCTTGCGCTTTTTGCTCAAGATCATATAATTTCATTTTTGCTCGATCGACACCAATCGTGAATCTTTTATGAAGATTAGGATCATTGTAGCGATTCTTCAACTGCTTTACGAGCATTTGATTTAATTTCTGCAGTTCCTCATTACTCACCAGTGCAAACATGAAGTCAGCCGTTGCTGGTAGACCAAATGATTCAGAAGTATCCTCAAGACCTGGATCAGAGTTACTGAAACCAGATCGAGTTGTTTGAGTTGCAGAAACAATCGGAAGATTATTTTCAACAGCCAAACCACGAAGTTCTTCAGCAATCGCTTTGATGTAAGTATAACTGTTCACATTCGCACCTGCTTTAATACGAGCAGATGCACAGATATTTAGATAATCCACAAAGATAATATCTGGACGAAAGTTCTTCTTTAGTGCAAGATCATTAATCAATGCACGGAAGTGAGCAGGATTGGCTGAGGCAGTTGGATACTCCTTGATAATCAATTTACCTTTTACCTTTTCTTTCAGTTTACTCATGCGTTTCTCATACATGTCTTTGGGCATGTTCATGAGATCATCAAGGGAAACGTTGAGAAGATTGGCGTCAATACGTTCGGCGATCTTCTCTTCAGCCATTTCAAGAGTTATGTAAAGAACATTGTAGTTTTGAGACAGACAACTAGCAGCCACATGACACATAAAAAGAGACTTACCGACGCCAGTACCTGCAAGAGCAATATTGAGGGTCTTCTGCGGAAGTCCTCCTTTAGTAATCTTGTTGAAATATTCAAGATCAAAGGGGATTCGTTTTTCGATACGATGATAAAAATCGTAGCGATCAGCGTAGCAATCCAAAAAGTCATGCCCAATATGAGGATCGAAACTAACGCCCAGAGCATCAGAAAGCAAAGCAGGAATACTTCCTTTGCCCCTGTTAGGATCTTTGCCATCCAAGATTTGAATGGAGTCCATAATGGCATTGTAAATCGCTTTTTCTTGACAGAACTTTTCCGTTCGATCAAGAAGCCAGCTGAGTTGTTCTTCTTTTCCGTCATTAGAGATCTCTTTAAGTAATTCTAATGATTTATTTAACTCTCCCTCGGAGAGTTTGGTAGATTCTTTAAGATTTATCTCCAGCGCTGCTATCGGCGGGAGATTGTTGTACTTTAGAATGAACTGTTTTATTTCCTCGAACAGCCTTTTTTCGTGGTTTTCGCTGAGGTACTCGCTTTTGAGAAATGGAAGCGTCTTTCTCATAAACGGTTCGTTTCGAATCAGATTCGACAAGATCAGATTTTCTGTCTTCATTTGGTTCCCTTATAGCGTTTTCAATAGCCCCAAGAAGTATACTACGCATTACATTAGTTGTAAAGCGATCAAACTTCTTAGTTTTCACATTACAATTATTCACATTGGAGATAATGTCATAATCAAAAGTAAGTAGACCACCATCTCCAACTTTAACATTATTAAATTCAACAATCACTCCATTATATTTTTTTAAATATTTAATAGCAAAAGAACCACTTTCTCCAGCAATATCTAAAAAAAACGTGTAGTGTTTGTCAACTTTTAAGAATTTTTTAACATACCAAAATTCTATTTTTGCAATTAAATCTTGAACTTTATCCTTCATCTTCTTCAGCCTCGGAGGTAAGATTTCCAGCAACTGCTGAACTAAATTGATAATTGTTTCTCACCCACTCTTTAAATGATTCAGTGGCAAGAATGCTATCCCAGAACTCTGAAGATTCGGTATCAGCCATACGCCACTTTTTGGCTTCGACTTCACCAGTTTCTGTGTTGACCTTTGCGTACCAACCTACATTTGGTTTCGTAACATGACCAGACTCAAGTGCAATGTCAAGAAGACCACTGTACCGAGAAATACCGCCATCGAAACGAACTGTGACAGGGATCTTTGCTTTCTCACGAACATATCGCGACTTCTCCACATTAATGATGAAATTATAACCAATTAAATCAGTGCCATCTTTTTCTTGCTGACGACCGAGGATATAGATGTTGTCTGCTGAATAATAGGAACCTGTTCCGCCACCGACAATATCCTTGGGAAACATACCAATCTCTTTATAGGTATGATTGACAACCACCATCGGAATGTCCTTTAGGGTGAGGTGTGGTGTCACCATACGGAACAGGGATTTAATTTGCTTGGCGCGAGTCATGTCACCGACAGACTTTTGCTCAAGCGCATCCTCAACTTCTTTCTTTGACGCAAGATTACCAATAGAATCAACAACAATCATCACACGTTCGCCACGCTCGATGTTTGACAATTGATTCATAATATCAAACTTCAATTGCTCAACATCAGTCACTGGTGTATGAACAACGCGATCCATATCAATACCAAATGATGTGAAATAGTTTTGCGGAGTGCCGAACTCTGAATCATAGAACAATACCACAGACTCAGGATACTTGTCTTGATATGCTTTTGCCATTAAGAGGCTGAACGCAGTCTTGAAGTGCTTACTCGGACCAGCCCACATTGTAAGACCAGGAGTAAACCCACCATCAAGATCACCAGAGAATGCAACATTCACTACAGGAATGCTAGTCTGAATCATATCTTTAGCAGCAAAAAACTTTGATTTAGAAAGAATCGCAGTGTCTTTAATTGTGCTATTTTTCTTTAATTTTTCTAACAGGCTCATTACTATCCACCTTATCTATGTGTTTGATACCGAAATCATCCTC